CCGGCATGGCGGCCGTCGCCCTCGACCTGGCGAAGGCCATCGACGGCGCGGACGCCCCGACCGCGAAGGCGGTCGCCGCCCGCGAGCTCCGCTCGATCATGTCCGACCTCCGCAAGCTCGCCCCTGTCGGGGAGAAGGGGGACACGGTCGATGACATTGCTGAGCAGCGAGCAAAGCGCCGCGCCGCCGCCCGAGAGCAGGCCAGCGGCTGACGGGCCCCTGTACGGCTGGCAGGAGCCACCGATCCAGACCGCGCCGCCGTCGGTGTCGAGCGCGGGCCAGGAGGCCATCGACCTCGCCGCGCGTGCTGGCCTGACGCTCGACCCGTGGCAGCAGCACGTGCTGCGCATCGGCATGGGCGAGAAGCCCGACGGCTCATGGGCAGCCTTCGAGGCTGCGGTCAACGTCCCGCGCCAAAACGGCAAGGGCGGGATCATCGAGGCCCGCGAGCTCTGGGGCCTTTTCATCGGCGGCGAGGAACTGATCCTCCACTCGGCGCACGAGTTTAAGACTGCCAAGAACGCGTTCAAGCGGATCGAGCGCCTGATCCGTGGGTGCCCTGACCTGCACAAACGCGTCAAGGCGTACAGGTACACGGTCGGTGAGGAATCGATCGAGCTGCACACCGGTCAGATCCTGCGGTTCATCGCCCGCTCGAAAGGCTCCGGCCGCGGCTTCACCGGCCACTGCAACATCCTCGACGAGGACATGATCCTCGGAGACGAAGCGATGGACGCCCTGCTGCCGACGATGGCCGCAGTGGAGAACCCGCAGATCTGGTACCTCGGATCGGCGGGCATCGGTGCGCTGTCCGTGCAGCTGGGCCGTTTGCGGCGCCGGGCTCTGGCCGCGATCGAGGCCGGCGTCCCGGATCCGTCGCTGGCCTACTTCGAGTGGTCCGCCAACCTGCATGTCGCCGAGTGCGGGCAGGGCTGTACCGAGCATGACGACGCGGCCTCCGACGAGACGGTCCTGAAGGCCAACCCGGCCGTGGGGTACCGGCTGACGCTGGAGAAGGTGGCCAACGAGCGGTCAACGCTGAGCGCGGTCGGCTATGCCCGTGAGCGGCTCGGTGAGGGCGACTACCCGTCGGACACCGAGGACACGTGGCAGGTCATCGGTGAGGACGCCTGGCGGGCGCTGGCGGCCGCAGAGTCGCAGCCCTCGGATCCGGTGGCGTTCGCCATCGACATGACGCCCGAGCGCTCACATGCGGCCATCGCGGTGGCCGGGGCCTGGCGGGGCGGAACGCACGTCGAGGTGGTCGACCACCGGCCCGGTACGGGCTGGATCCTGGACCGCGCCGAGGAGCTGCACAAGAAGTGGAAGCCGCGGTGCTGGGTCGTCGACGCGGGCGGCCCTGCCGGATCGCTCATCCCTGACCTGCAAGAGCGCCTCGGCATCGAGGTGGTGCAGCCGAAGATGCGCGAAGTGGCGCAGTCCTGCGGCCAGTTCTACGACGCAGTGACCGAGCAGACCCTCTCCCACCTCGACCAGGCGCCGCTGACGGCCGCTCTGGCGGGCGCGCAGAAGCGTCCGCTGGGCGACGCCTGGGCGTGGGCCCGGCGCATCGTCTCCGTGGACATCAGCCCGCTGGTAGCGGTGACGAACGCCAAGTGGGGGCTGGGCGCCGAGGTCGAGGAAGACACTGACCCGCTCGACAACATCTGGTGAAAGGGGGTGCTCATGCCCGGCAAGGAACCGCTGGCGGTGCGCCTCGCGGCCCCGCTCGGGGCGGCCGTGGGCGTCGTGTGGCGTGCTTTCCCGGTCCTGCTGGGCTGGGCGCTGGTGTCCGTCGGGGCATGGCTGGCATGGCCGCCTGCGGGCTTCCTGACCGCCGGGGGGTTGCTGCTGGCCGACCAGGTCGCCGACCGTCTCGCGATTCGTAGGAGGCCTGGATGAGTTTCCTTCTCGGACGTGAGCAGCGTGCGGGGTCGGTGTTCCCCAGCCCGCCGATTCCGCCGAACTCGCAAACCGGCGGCGCCGGCTCGAGCTACGCCCGCGTGGACCTGTCGCGCACGGAGGCGTCCCTGCAGAAGGTCGCGGTCTGGTCGTGCGTGAACCTGGTGGCGACGATCGCCGAGACGATGCCGCTGGACTACTTCCCGCGCCCTCGGGATCCGCAGCCGATGCCTTCCTGGCTGGCCGATCTCGGCGGGGATGGGCACGGTTTGCCGGACTGGCTGTACCAGTACGCGTATTCGTCGATGCTCCGCGGCAACGCCTACGGCCTCGTAGGGGCGATGGACAGCCGGCGGGGCACGCCGACACAGATTGTCCTGCAGCATCCGGACCTGGTGCACGTGCTGCCCGACCAGGACGGTGTTCCGCACTGGTGGATGAACGGCCAGCAGGTCGACGCCGACAAGGTGTGGCACCGGCGGGTGCATCCGGCGCCCGGGCAGCTGCTGGGGCTGTCGCCGATCGCCCTGCAGGCCACCACGATCGCCACGGGCATCGCCGCGCTGCAGTTCGGTTACCAGTGGTTCAAGGAGGGGGGCCACCCTTCCGGGGTGCTGACCACGGATCAGGAGCTGGACCGGAAGCAGGCGCAGACGGCGAAGGACCGGTTTATGGCCGCCATCCACGGCCGCCGTGAGCCTGCCGTGCTGGGTGGCGGCTGGAAGTACCAGCAGATCCAGATCGCGCCGAACGAGTCCCAGTTCCTGGAGACCAACCAGTTCACGGCGGCCGAGTGCTGCCGGATCTTCGGACCCGGCTTCGCGGAGATCTTCGGATACGAGACGGGCGGCTCGCTCACCTACAGCAACATCGAGCAGCGCTCCCTCGACCTGCTGACGTATGCCGTGGATCCGTGGCTGGTGCGCATCGAGCGTGCCCTGTCCGGCCTGCTGCCGCGCCCACAGACCGTCAAGTTCAACCGGGCCGCGCTGGTCCGCACGGACCTGCTGACCCGCTTCAAGGCGCACGCGATCGCCCTGCAGAACCAGTTCGAGACCGTCAACCAGGTCCGGGACCACGAGGACTGGGGGCCCGTCGAGTGGGGAGACAAGCCCACCGCGCCGCCGCCGGATCCCGCCAAAGTCAGCCCGCTGGGAGGTCACTGATGACCGATAAGAGTGCGCGCGCCGCCGTCACGGGCATCGTGCGCCGCGCCTACCCCGTCCAACTGGAGGCCCGCGCCAAGGACGGCGCCTCCGGTGTTTCCACCGTGTCCGGCTACGCCTCGGTCGTCGAGGAGCCCTACGAGATGTGGGACTTCCTCGGCTCCTACGCCGAGGTGGTCCGCACGGGCGCGTTCACGAAAACCCTGTCGGAGACGCCGCAGGTGCAGCTGCTGCTGAACCATGGCGGCCTGGCGATGGCGTACACGAAGGCCGGCACGCTGCGCCTGTCGGAGGACTCGACGGGCCTGCACATGGAGGCCGACGTCACCGCGGCACGGACGGACGTCCAGGACATGCTGCTCGCCCTGGAGGACGGCAGCGTCGACGAGATGTCGTTCGCGTTCCGCGTGACCCGCCAGATGTGGTCGCCGGACTACGACCAGCGGGACATCCTCGAGGTCGACCTGAATCGCGGAGACGTGTCCGTGGTCAATTTCGGCGCCAACCCAGCCACGTCGGTACAGCCCGCGCTACGGGCGGCCGACTTCGACAAGCTCGGCGACGACGACGCCAAGGCGCTCCTGGAGCGCCTGCAGCGCCGCCTCTCGCCGCCCGCGGTGCCCGAGCCGACGGCCGGGCACCTGCTTTCGCTGTACCAGGCTCAGGCTGCCGCTCTGGCCCTGTAGCCGCCACCCGCCTGCACCACCTGACGCGCCGGAATCCACGCCGGAGCGCTGTACGGCATGCCCGCACAGCGCCACCACCTGGATCACCACCCGGACGGTTCAGCGGGCGCGACCCATCCGATAACCCCTGAAGGGAGCGAGCCATGCTCGCCTACCTGCGTAAGCAGATGCAGAGCGCGCTCGAGGCCCGGGCCGCGCTGAAGACCGAGCTGGACGCCATCGTCACGGCTGCGGAACAGGCCGGCCGGGAGAAGCTGTCCGCCGACGAGCAGACCGCGTTCGACGCCAAGCGCGCCGAGATCCGCTCCAAGGACACCGAGCTCGAGGACCTCCAGTCCCGCGTCACCGAGCTCGAGGAAGACGAGAAGCGCAGCGCCACGGCCGCCGAACTGCGCGCCAAGTACGGGCAGAACACCCCCGAGGGCCCGCGCGTTCAGGTGGTGTCCGAGCCGCTCACCTACGAGCGGGGCAGCAGCCACAGCTACTTCCTCGACCTGGCCCGCGCCGAACTGGGTCGCGGCGACGGCGACGGCGGCCCTGCGGCGGCCCGCGAGCGTCTCCAGCGGCACGCCAGCGAGATCGACGTCGAGATGCCGCGCCGCATGGCCGCCCGTGATGCGGCCGCTCAGCAGGGCGTGCGCGGTCTGGAAGGCGTGTCTGAGCGGGCCGCCGAGTCCGCGTTCGAGAAGCGCGTCAACCCCAACCGGGTCGACGGGCAGGGCGGTTACTTCGTCCCGCCGCTGTGGCAGGTCGACCAGTACATCGATCTGCCGCGCTTCGGCCGGACGATCGCCAACTCGGTGCGAAACCTGACGCTTCCGTCTGGCACCGACTCCATCAACCTGCCCAAGATCGCTACGGGCGCCGCGACGGGCGTGCAGACCGCGGATGCCGCGGCCGTCACCAGCACGGACATGACCGACACGTTCGTCACCGCCCCGGTGCGCACCATCGCCGGTCAGCAGGACGTGGCGCTGCAGCTGCTCGACCAGTCCCCGGTGTCGTTCGACGAGATCGTCTTCGCGGACCTGATCGCCGACTACAACCAGAAGCTCGACGTGCAGGTCATCAACGGTTCCGGCTCGGCGGGCCAGGCGACCGGAATCCTGAACGTGTCCAGCATCAACGCCATCACGTACACGGATGCCACGCCCACCTTCCTGGAGATGTGGCCGTCGTTCGCGCAGGCCGCGAGCCAGGTCGAGAAGAACCGGAAGATGCCCGCGCTGGCTACCTTCATGACGCCGTCGATGTGGTACTGGATCGCGTCCCAGCTCGACGGCGCAAACCGGCCGCTGGTGCAGATCGAGGGCGGTACCGGCTTCAACGTCCTGGGCCTGCAGACCGGCGCCGGCGCTGTGGGCGAGGGCCCCGCAGGCCGCATGCTGGCGCTCCCGGTGCTGACGGACGGCAACATCCCGTCGAACCTCGGCGGGGGCACCAACGAGACCCGGATCATCACCGCCCGTACCTCCGACATGTACCTGTGGGAGGGCAACATGCGGACCCGCGTGCTGCAGGAGGTCCTCTCCGGGACTCTGCAGGTCCGGTTCCAGGTGTGGAACTACTTCGCGTTCATGGGCAACCGCCGCCCGGAGGCCATCAGCGCAATCTCCGGCACCGGCATGATCCCGCCGGCCGGGTTCTGATCCCACGCCCTACGGGCCCGCTGCCAGCTGGTGGCGGGCCCGCACCGTCTGAAACGGAGACCGCGATGCACGATCGCATTGCCGAACTTCGCGGGCTGCGTAACGAGCTCGCGGACTGCGAGAGCCGGCGGAGCAAGGCCGACGAGGTTCAGAAGCAGATCGCCCGCGTCCGCGGCGAACTCGAGGGCCAGGCCGCCGTGCTCGAGAAGCAGGCCAAGGAACTTGCCGGGAAAGGCCAGGACGGCGTTGCTGGGCAGGCCACCGAAGAGGCCCGCGCTATCCGCGAGGCCCTCGCCGAGGATGACGCCCGCACGGGTCGTGGCGGCCCGCGGGTGCAGGAGAACGCTGCCGATTCGCGGCCGAAGCAGACCGCGTCCGGTCGCGGCGGCCGGGCCAGCAAGGGCTGACGGGAGGGGTGAGCTGTGCCGTTCGATCTCGGCGACACCGCGCGTTTGACCGCGACCTGCACCGATGCGGGCGGCACGGCTACCAACGCCGTCGGCGCCACGCTGACCATCGGCCTGCCGGACGGCACGACCGCGACCCCGGCCGTGACCAATCCCCCGGCGGCCACCGGCAAGTACTCCTACGACTACGTCACCACCCAGGCCGGACGGCACTCGGTCCGCTGGGTGTTCACCGGCCCGGCCTGCGCCTACACGGACGTCCTGGACGTGCGGGAGGCCGCCCCGCCGCTGCTGTTCTCCCTCGCGGGGGCCAAGGCCAAGCTCGACATCCCGGCGACCTCGACGGGCGCCGACGAGGAGCTGCGGGAGTTCATCGAGGCCACCACCCAGTGCGTCGAATACTTCGTCGGGCCCGTGGCCCGGCGGGCGGTGCAGCAGGTCGTGCGGGGCGGCGGGTACTCCGTCGTGCTGCACACTCACCCGGTCCTGTCGGTGACGTCGGTGGTGGGTATCCAGTCCTGGCAGCTGCCTATCGACGTCAGCGCGCTCGACATCGACCCGGACACGGGCATCGTGCGCCGCTCGGACGTCCTGCCGTTCTGGCCGGGCGAGTACCGGTTCACCTACACCGCAGGCCGGGCCGTGGTCCAGGCGAACGTGTCGCTGGCGGCGAAGCTGATCCTTCAGCATCTGTGGCGCACCAATTACGGTGCGGCGCGCGGGCCTTCCAGCAGCGACGACTACAACGTGACCGAGCAGGTGCCCGGCTTGGGTTATGCGATCCCGAACCGTGCCCTGCAGCTGCTGCAGGGCGACCGGCAGTTGGAGGGCTTCGCATGATGACCTCCCGTGTCCCGGCCGCCGTCGACGCGCTGCTGGCCATCCTGCGGGCGGCGCCCGCGCTCGCCGAGGTCGCCATCGTCGACGGGCCGGAGGCGTTGAACTACACCCAGCTGCGGCGCCTGTATGTCGGATGGCGTCCGGACGGCGAGGCCGCCGTGTCGCTGCAGCAGGAGTTCAACGCGGCCGGGGCCCGCACCCGCAATGAGGCCTTCACGATCTCCTGCTACGCCGAGGCGCGGGCGGGCGACAAGGACATGAAGGCTCGCCGCGACGAGGTGTTCGCGCTCGTCGGCGAGGTGGAGACGGCGCTGCGCGCCACCAACGTTGCGCCGACCGCGCCGACGCTGAACGGCACGGTGCTGTGGGCGCACCTGACGGCAGGCGATCTCCAGCAGGCGCAGAGCGAGGGTTCGATCGCGGGCCTTGCGTTCACAGTGACCTGCCGAGCCCGTATCTGATCCAACCCATCACTGAGGAGTACTGCCATGGCGCGTGTGCGCTACGTGGGCTCGGAGCCGGTCACCGTGCCTGAGCTCGGGGACCTGTTCGTCGAGCCGGACACCGTCGTCGAGGTCCCGGACGAGAGGTTCGAGGGCTACGTCTGCCAGCCCACCAACTGGGAGTCCGTCGAGGAACCCGGCCTGAAGGCCGCGGCCGAGGCGAAGAGGGCGGCGCGTGCCGCGAAGGGAGCTGATCTCTGATGGCGATCGGTTCGGGCCTTGGAGCCCAGCTCGGCTTCTCGGCCGAGGGCAGCTACGGCACGTTCGCCGCGCCGGCGAAATTCGTGGAGTTCACCAAGGAAAGCCTCGCCCTGAAAAAAACGACGGCGCAGTCTGCGGGTATCGCGGCGGGCCGTCTGCTGGCGCTGTCGTCGCGGCGCGTACTGACCCGCCAGGAGGTACAGGGGTCCATCGACCTGGAGATCGTCAACAAGTCCATGGGTACCTTGCTGCAGGCCCTCATGGGCACGACGGTCACGCCGGTGCAGCAGGCCGCGACGGCCGCCTACCTGCAGACGCACACCCTGGCGGACACCGCGGGCAAGAGCCTCACGATCCAGAAGGGCGTCCCACTGACCACGGGCACCGTCACGGACAAGACGTTTTTGGGCTGCAAGGTCACCTCGGCGGAGTTCGCGTGCGAGGTGGGCGGCATGCTCACCGGGACGTTCGACTTCGACGGCAAGACCTGCGACGAGGCGCAGACGCTCGGGGTCGCGAGCTACCCGAACATGTCGCCGTTCCACTTCGGGCAGATGGCCGTGAAGACGGGCACGTTCGGCACGGAGACGGCGCGCGACGGCGTCCGCAAGGTCTCGGTGAAGATCGAGCGGCCGCAGCACACGGAGCGCTTCTACGCGGGCCAGGCCGGGCTGAAGAAGGAACCCATCAGCAACGACCAGGTCAAGATCAGCGGCAGCCTGGAGACGGACTACATCGACACGATCCTCGACGACCTGCACACCTCCGACGCGGCAACCAGCCTGGTGTGGGAGTTCGTCGGGCCGCTGATCGCCTCGACGTATTTCGAGACGTTCCGGATCACCCTGCCTGCGGTCAAGTTCGACGAGGGCCCGCCGGTGGTCGACGGCTTCGACGTCATCAAACCCACGTTCAACTTCACGGCCCTGTATGACGGCACGAACCAGCCGAAGATCGAGTACATAGCCACGGACATCACGCTGTGAGGTGACCTCATGGTCTCCGACATCCGCATCACCAACACCGGCAGCCTGATCGAGCTGCAACGCCGCCTGCGGGCTGCCGGTCACGAGAACATCCGCGCCTCGATGCAGCGCCGCCTGAGGCACGCCGCCGAGCCCCTGCGGGACGAGTTGCAGTCCGCGATCCGCGGGCTGGACATCAGCTCGCAGGGGCGCCGCGGCCGCCCTGGCGGCCCGTCCCCGACGACGCGTCCGCTGCGCGCGACGATCGCCGACGCGATCCGCATCAGCGTCCGCACGTCGGGCAACCCGGGCGCCCGCGTCTGGGTCGACAAAGGCCGCCTGCCGGCCGACCTGCGGAAGATGCCGGGCGCCCTCAACACAGGCCGCGTCCGACACCCCGTCTACGGCAACCGCAAGCGCTGGGTGCAGCAGAACGCCACCCCGTTGTGGTGGGACTCCACCGTGCGCAAGGGCCGCCCCCGCATGGAGCGCGAAGCCGCCCGTGTCCTTGACGACGTACGCCGTCGTCTCGAGTAACCAGGAGCAACAAGTGATCGTTTCGTACCGCCAGGAAAACGGCACCGTCGAGGAAGTCTCCACCGACGACCTGTCCGCGATCGAGTCGTCCGTCATCGAGTCCGCAACCGGCATGGACTGGGACGACGTCGACACCGCCCTGCGCCAGCAGGCGCCCACCGCGATGCGTGCCGTGCTGTGGGTGTTCCGCAAGCGGCAGCAGCCCACGGTGCGGTTCTCCGACTTCGACCTGCCCGGCTGGAAGCGCCGCACCAAGGCCCGCCTGGAGTACGCCGAGATCCTCGACATGGTCGAGGCGCTGGTGAAGAACCCGGAGTCGACGGACGAGATCGTCGAGCGGATGACCGGCTTCATGCGGACCATGGCGCACGACGAGGCCGACGTCGACAAGGCGTTCGCCGAGCTGTCCCCAAAAGACCAGGGCATCGCCACGCCCCTGGAGCCGGCGGTCTCGCCGGACGCCGTATCGGAGGCCTCCTCGACGAGTACTGGCCTCTGATCGCGCACCTCCTGCACATCGGCCCCGCCGAGCTCGAAGCGCTGCCGCGTGCCCGCTTCCTCCAGGCCGTGGTCTGGGCCGAACGACACGTGGCCGCGCAAGCGCAGTCCCAAGCAGCTGGAGGTGAGTGATGCCCAGCACCAGCCTGACGTTCACGCTGGAGGGCCGCGACCGGCTCAGCCGCATCCTCGACAACGCGGGCGACTCCGCGAGCGACCTGGAGAAGAAGCTCGCCATGGTCGGGGCGGCGATCCCCGCGGCCGCCGCCCTGGCTCCGCTCGTCGCGCAGACCGGCGCGGCAGCGGTGGCGGTGGCCGCCTTCGGCGCGGCGATCGTCCCGCAGATCGGCGCTCTGTCGGATGCAAGCCAGGCGCAGAAGAAGTACGAGGACGCGGTCGCCAAGTCGGGCGCCACGTCCGAGGATGCGATCACCGCGCAGCTGGCGTTCCAGCGGCAGATGGCGAAGATGCCGCCCGCTTCCCGTGAGGCTGCGGCTGGGCTGTCGACGCTGAAGAAGGAGTACCAGGGCTGGTCGGACGGCCTGGCCAAGGACACCATGCCCGTCTTCACCAAGGGTCTGGCGGTGGCCTCGGCGATGCTGCCGAAGCTGACCCCGCTGGTGAAGGGTGCCTCGACCGAGCTGAACCGCTTCATGACCGTGGTGGCCGGCGGGGTGAACACCTCCGCCTTCGACAAGATCAGCAGCAAGTTCTCGGACTTCGCGACGGGGTCTTTGAAGCGGGCGAACGACGGGCTGATCCACCTGCTGCGCACCTTCGACACCGCCAAGGTCGGCGGCTCCCTGTCGCAGTTCATGGACTACGCACGCCAGCAGGGCCCGATGCTGGCCAGCACGCTGAAGAACGTCGCCACCGCGGCGCTCAACCTGCTGCAGGCGGCCTCCGGTGTGGGCGTGGGCCTGCTGCAGCTGGCGAACGCCGCGGCCAAGGTGGTGGCTGCTCTGCCGCCCGGGTTCATCACGGTGCTGATGCAGACCGCCCTCGCGATCCGGGCCGTCACCCTGGCCACCAAGGGGATCCAGCTGGCGGCCGGGGCCTACGCCCTGGTGCGCGCACAGATCGCGGCCATGGGCACCGCTGCCATCGGGGCGTCCGGGGCTGTCGGCACGCTGCGGGCCATGTTCATGGCGCTGAGCGTCTCGGCCCGGGCCGCCGTCGCGGCGACCGGTATCGGTCTGCTGGTGGTCGCGCTGGTCGAGCTGGCGTCGCTCGGCAAGAAAGCGCCGCCGGACGTGGACAAGTTGACCACGGCGCTCGGCAAGCTCGGCCAGACCGGGCAGGTCACCGGTGAAGCGGCAGCCCAGTTCGGCACGCACTTCGAGAAGCTGAAGTCCCAGATCGACAAGGTGATCGATCCCAGCGTCGCGGAGAGCATCAACAACTGGGGCGCCAAGTGGTCGGGCGGGCTGCTGAGCGCTGGCGACGCCACGGAGGAGCTGACCGGGTCCTTCACGTCGATCGACGAGTCTCTCGCCAACATGGTCAGGGGCGGCAACGCCAAGATGGCCGCAGCGGCGCTCAAGAACATGCTCAGCACCATGAAGCCCGAGCAGGTCAAGAAGCTGCAAGGGAGCCTCGACAAGTACAAGGACGCTTTGGCCGACCAGAAGTTCGAGCAGGACTTGGCCGCTGAGTCGATGGGCCTCTTCGGCGCGCAGGCACAGAAGACGCAGGCCGCGCTCGCCGAGCAGCAGCGGAGCGCCGACGGGCTCCGGCAGTCGATCATGGCGCTCAATGAGGCGCACCGGTCGGCGTTCGACGCCGACACGAAATTTGCGGCGGCGATCGACAACGTCGCCAAGTCCCTCAAGGACAACGGCAAGACCCTCGACATCAACACGGAGAAGGGTCGAGCAAACCGGGACGCCCTCTCTCAGCTCGCCTCGGCGACCGAGGAGTCCGCGGCGCAGGCCCGCGCGAACGGTGCCTCGTGGTCAACCGTCTCAGGTATCTACGACAAGGGCCGCAAATCCCTGATCGACAACGCCTACGCAATCACGGGAAACCGGAAGGAGGCGAAAGCGCTCGCCGATCAGCTCCTTCGGACGCCCGACAAGACGGCGCGGTTGAAGGGCAATCTGGACGACCTCAAGTCGAAGTTGGACGAGGCCGCAAAGCGTTTGAAGAACGCGCCGTCGTCGAAGCAGACGGCGATCAGGGGCAACATCGACGACCTCAAGTTCAAGATCAGCGAGGCGCAGCGTCGGCTGAACGCGATCGACGGCAAGACGGCCGTGACGTATGTCGTAATGAAGACGACGACGTCGAACGCGGGGACCGTCTTTCACGAGGGCGGCAACTACGCCAGCGGCGGCCCCATCGGATTCCCCGGCGGCGGCCCGATCAGCGGTCCGGGAACGGGCACCTCGGACAGCATTCCGATCATGGCCTCGAACGGCGAGTACGTGATCAACGCACGTTCGACCGCCAAGTACCGCAGCCTCATTGAGGCCATCAACGCCGGCACCCTCGGCGGTGGACGCGGCATGCCCGGCGCGGGCGCGGCTGTGGCGCAGGGCCTCATGTCCGGCATGGCCGGAGCAACGTCCGGGGTCGGCACGGCTGCCCGGACCATGGCGGCGGCCGTCGTGGCCGGCGTCAAGGGCGAGCTGCAGATCGCGTCTCCGTCGAAGAAGATGAAGGCGCTGGCCGCGGACATCGGTAAGGGCTTGATCGTCGGTCTCACTGGATCCCAGGCCAAGATCAAGTCGGTGGCGGCTGACCTGGCGAAGGACATCCGCACCGCGTTCAGCGGGAAGAAGGAATCCCACCTCGTCGCCTACGTCAACAAGCAGACGGGCAAACTGCTCGCCGCGGCGAAGAAGCGGGACGCCATCGCGGCGAAGATCGCCGAGGCGAGGAAGTACGCGTCCGACGTGACGACCGCGGCCCGCGAGAGCGCCGGTCTGTCCAACCTGGGCATGGAGCCCGAGCAGGTCACGGCGGGCGGTATCAAGGCCGGGCTGGCGGGCAAGCTCGCGCAGATCAACCAGTTCACGAAGTACATCGGGATCCTTGCGAAGAAGGGCCTGAGCAAAGGTCTGTTGAGGCAGATCCTCGACATGGGCCCGGATGCTGGATACGCCTACGCCTCGGCGCTCGTCGGCGCGGACAAGGCGACCTTCGCATCCATCAACAAGACGCAGAACGCCGTCGACAAGGCGAGCACGGCGCTCGGGCGGTCCGGTGCCGACATCCTGTACGACTCGGGCAAGCAGGCCGGGAAGGGGTTCCTGAAGGGACTGGAGGGCCAGCAGAAGGACATCGAGAAGCTGATGATGTCCATCGCCAAGGGCATGCAGAAGGCGATCAAGAAGGCCCTCGGCATCAAGTCCCCGTCCACCGTCATGGCCCAGCTCGGCCGCTACTCCACGCAGGGTCTGGCCCGCGGCCTGGTCGACGGGGTGCCCGTCCTCGACCGCGCCCTCGACGTGGTCACCGGCCGGGTGGCCGGCGCGCAGCCCGTCATCGGCCGCCCCGCAGTCAGGGCGGGCGGAGGGGGCGTCGTCATCAACCTCACCGTCGAGGTACGGCCCGGCGCCGACGCCCAAGCGGTGTGGCGGGAGATCCGGCAAGGCCTGCTCTCCCTCAAGCGCGGCAACGGCGGCGGCAGCCTCGGCCTGGCCTGAAAGGGGGCATCGTGACCCGTCCGATCGTCGAGATCGCCTTCGGCTACAGCCTGACCTCCGCATCCCCGGTGCGGACGGACATCACCCAGTACGTCGACCTCGCCGAGTCGGGGATCTCCGTCACCCGGGGCGCCCAGGACGAGCTGTCCGAGACCCAGCCCGGCACGGCCACCCTGACCCTGGACAACAGCGACGGGCGGTTCACCGCCGCCCGGACGGCGTCGCCCTACTACCCGAACGTCAAGAAGAACGTGCCCATCTGGGTCTCCATCGCCACCATGGACGTGACCACCGGGGCCGCGCCCTGGCCGATCGCCCAGCTCAGCGACGACTTCGACGACGGCCGCATCAACACCTTCCTGTGGGCGAACAACTTCAACGCCGTCAGCGAGAGTGGCGGCCGTGCCCGCATTCCCTGCGCTGCGGGCGTGTTCGCCGGATTCCAGTCGTCCCGGTCCTGGACGCTGACGGGCAGCCAGGTCAACGTGAAGGTGGCCACGCTGCCCGCTCCGGGCGCCGCGGCCACCTGCACGGCCGGGATCTTCGTCAACTCGGTCACCGCCGGCACGCGGATCGCCTTCGAGCACAACCGGGTCACCGGGCAAATCCGGTGCGGCTCGGACGTGGGCTACACGGACGGGGCGGCGACCGTACTGACCTACGATCCCGCCCTGCACGGCTGGCTGCGGATCCGTGAGGCGGGCGGCACTCTGTACTGGGAGACGTCCCGCGACGGCGCGGTATGGACGGTGCGCCGCTCAATCGCCACCCCGGCCTGGGTGGGCACCGACACGGTGACGTTCTCCAAGGAGTCGAACCGCGACGCCGGAACCGGGGACGTCTTCGAGGTCGAGATGGCCGGCGCCACGGTGCATCCCCGCTTCTTCGGCATGGTCAACGAGTGGCCCCTCGAATGGGAGGGCCTCAACTCGAAGGTCACCATCCCCTGCACGGACGCGGTCAAGTGGGCCGGCATCAACAAGCAGTTGCGGCCGATGCTGGTGGAGGAGATCCTCCTCGACCGGCCTATCGCCTACTTCCCGCTGTCGGAGCCGGCCGACTCCACCACGGCCGGGGACCTGTCGGGAACGCCGGGCGTCGGCACGCTGTCCATCGTCCAGGCCGGCAGTGGCGGCACGCTCACCTTCGACTCGGGCACCGGCCCGTCGGACGATCTGGGCTGCCCCACCTTCACCCCGGCTTCGATCAGCGCGGGCAAATACCTGACCGCCGACCTGGGGCAGGGGTTCGTCGACGCCAACCTGAACTACCGGGTGCGCTGCGAGGCATGGTTCACGACGTCGACCAACGGCCGCGTGCTGATGGCACTGGCATCGACGGACCTCGGAACAAAAATGATCGTCCTGCTGGAGTCGGGCACCGGGAAACTGGTGGTGGAGAAAGACCAGTACGGGGCGGGCACCCAGACCTACACGTTCGCCACCCCGAACCTGGCCGACGGCCTCTTGCATCACATCGTCTACAACGAGTTCGCCAACGAGCTGTACGTCGACGGCGTGCTGTACACACTGACCGCCTTCAACGGCACCGACCTGCGGACCCTGACCGTGGGCGGCTTCGCCGGCACCAGGCTGTGGGCGGGCACGATCGCCCAGGTCGCTATCTACTTCCGGTCGGTCACCTCCCCCGAGCTCGTCACCCACTACACGACCGGCACGACCGAGCACATCGGCGAAGCCGCGGATGTCCGCATGGCCCGCCTCGCCTCCTACGTCGGACTCACCGTGACCGCCCAAGGATCGCCGTTCGACGCCATGGCCTCACAGAAAGCCCTCGGCCAGGAGGCGCTGACACACATGCGCCAGATCGAGACCACCGAGAGCGGGAAACTGCTCGCCTCGCGGTCCGATCCGTCCCTCGTCTTCCAGAGCCGCGGCCTGCGCTACAACCCGATGCCGGCGATCTCGCTGGAGTACGCGGACCTGGAGACCAACGGCGTGAAGTACGCCGACGACGACCAGAAAATGATCAACATTGTGGAGGCGTCGCGGCAGGGAGGCGCCACCCAGCGCATCATCAATCAGACCGCGGTGAGCACCTACGGCCCGTACAAGCAGACCCTGGACCTGTTCAAGAACAGCGACAACTCGGCCACGGACGCGGCGAACTGGCTCGTCAGCAGGTACTCGGACCCCCCGCCGGAAATCCGGCAGGTCCCCGTCGAGGCGTACAGCATGCCGCTGGCAACCTACCGAGCGCTGCTTGCCGCCGACGTGTCCACCGTGCTGACCCTGACCGGCCTGCCCGACCAGGCCCCGGCCGCGACCGCGACCGTCACCGTCGAGGGCTACACCGAGACGATCAGCCTGAGCCGCCACCTCATCGACTTCCACACCAGCCGCGCCGACACCGACAACGTGTGGATCCTCGACGACTCCACGTACTCGGTGCTCGGCTCCACCACACGACTGGCCTACTAGGAGGTGCAGATGATCCCCGTCGAGCGCGCCGAATCGTTCTACCTCCCGCCGCCGGATCAGCCGCCGGACGCATGGGCGCTGGTGCCTGCAGCTGAACGCGTCTTCCGCTGGGTCGAGCTGCGGCAGCAACGTCGCCTCAGCCCGCCCGACGGGTTCATGCTCGGGCACCTGGTCTACGCCCGGATCAACCACGGCCGGTGGGTGGCGGACTGCCCGTGCGGGTCCGCCCAGGTGGTCACCCCGGCGGACCCGCGGGTCGCCTGCACGGAGTGCGGGGCGGGCTGGTTCCGCCTCATCGTCCCCGAGGACCCCGCGGCGGTGGAGGCGTCGGTAGCCGACGACCTGCCGCACGAACGCAACTGGTGGAACCCCGACGATCCCGACCCGTGGGGCGCACCGTCTGAGCCGGTCGCCGTCCAGCCGCAACGGGAGGCGACGACGTCATGACGTTCGCACCACGCACCTGGGTGGTCGGCGAGGTGGTCACCGCCGCCCTCCTGAACAGCGAGATCCGCGACCAGTTCAACACCATGTTCGGCGCCTGGACCGACTACACCCCCACATGGATCGCCGAGAGCGGCGGCACCCCGGCCGTCAACAACGGAACGCTCACCGGCCGCTACCTGAAGACCGGCCGAACGGTCCACTTCCTCACCAAATTGACCGTCGGCAGCACGACGACATTCGGCAACGCCAACGCCAACTGGGCGTTCGGCCTGCCCGCCTCCCCGTCAGCCGCCTACAACGGTGCCCGCGGGGCGAACGTGTCGTTCCGCCTTTCAGGCACAGGCGAGGCCCGCGGCTCGGGTGAGATCTCCACGAACAACAGCGGCACCGTCCGCAACCTCGCAGGCGGCAGCGTCTTCAGTACCACCAACCAGCTAGACAACACCGTCTGGGACCAGTCCAATCCCATGACCGCAGCAGCTGGCATGACCGTCGCCATCAGCGGCACCTACGAAGCCGCCAACTGACCCGCAGCACCACCTAGAGCCCCGAGCCGCCGGCCGGGGCTTTCTTCATGCCCAGAAAGGGGCCCGCCCTCATGTCCACTCCTGCCTGGCGCCGCCTGGTCGACCACGTGATGGCCGTCCCCGAGCGCGTCTACGAGCACTGGAACAGCCGCGACGGCTGGGACAACCGCACCGCGTTCGGCACGGAATATGGCTGGGACGGCGTCGCCTGGTGCATGGAATGGGACTGGGACATGTTCCACGACGTCGGCCTCGACAAGCTCGTGCCCAAGACCGCGTCGGTCGCGGCGATGTGGCAGTGGGCCAAGGACCACGATCTGGATACCCAGTACCCCTCTATAGGAGCCCTGGTCAACTTCGGCCGCGGCTCCCACACCGAGATCGTCATCGGATTCAACGAGACCACGGTCTTCACCAAGGGTGGCAACTCGGTGAAGGCCGGGGCCACCGACAACGGCCAGGGCAACGGGGTCTGGAGCCACGAGCACCCCCGCCACAGCGACTACATCACCGGCTACCTGGCACCGGTGTTCGCCGATGGGTGCCCGCCCACCGCAGACCCGCACGACCGGCGCGGCGGCAAGGCGGTCGCGTCCTGGCGCTGGTCGCCGCCCGCCCCGGCGGTGAAGCCGTCCGTGTCCCTCGCGCACGTCGTGTACGCCGCGCGGCACGACCCGGCGGCGCCGCAGGGCCACACCTCGCACAAGGCCGAAGTCCTCCTCGTCGAGAAGGCACTGAAGGCGGAAGGCCTGCTCGAGGCCCAGTACGTCGACGGCTCCTTCGGCACGCTCACCGTCACCGCGTATGCCCGCTGGCAGCGCTCCCCGGCAGGCGGCGGCTACACCGGCTCGGCCGCCGACGGCATACCCGGCAAGACCTCCCTCAAGCTGCTCGCCGCCCGCCACGGCTTCCAGGTGGTGTCGTGACAGCCATCGACTACGACCTGGAGTTCCTGGAGGACGGCAAGACCATCGAGCTGATCTCCATCGGCATGGTGTGCGACGACGGCCGCGAGTACTACGCCGTCAACTCGGACATGCCCGTGAAGAGCATCCGAAGGCACGAGTGGCTCATGGCAAATGTCGTCCCTCACCTGCCCCACGGGCACGGAGACCGCCGCAACCACCTGCCGCGTAGGTGGCTGATCGACTACTTCGACCCGACGGTGAAGGCTCGCAAGACCATCGCTGCAGAAGTGGCCGCCTTCATTCAGGACGCGGGGCCCGAGGTCGAGCTGTGGGCGAACTACGGGGCCTACGACCACGTCGCGCTCGCGCAGCTGTGGGGCCCGATGATCGCCCTCCCCGACGGCGTACCGATGTTCACCAACGACATTCAGCAGGAACGCGCCCGCCTCGGCCTCGCCTGGGACGACCTGCCCAAGCAGGAGAGCGGCGAGCACAACGCGCTCGCCGACGCCCGCCACAACCAGACCGTCCGGCGCTGGCTCGCCGCCCGGCACGGCTTCACCGTCACCGACTGAAAGAGCGCCACCATGAAGGACACCTCCAAGCGCACCGTTCGCACGGTGCTACAGGCGGCGGTCGGCTTCGCTGTCGCGCTGCCTGGGATTGTCGCCGCGTCCGGCGTCCCCGCGGCCCTGCCCTGGGTCGCCGGATCGCTGGCGGTCGCGGGCGGCTTCGCCCGCGTCATGGCGCTGCCTGGCGTGCAGCAGCTGCTGCCCGCGTGGCTGCGCACCGACGACACGGCGAGCCGCCAGTGACCACGCCGGAGCCGAGGGACGTCGCGCTCGAGCTGGAGCGGCTACGCGGCACCGTCGAGGCCGGGTTCGCCCGCGTCGACGGACAGCTCGCGCTGCTGGTGCAGCGCGGCGACCAGACCGACAAGCGGCTCGACGACCATGAACGGCGCCTGGACGCGATCGAGCAAACGCGGTGGCCGCTGCCCACCATCGGCATCCTCGCCGGCCTGGCGGGCGCGGCCACCGGCGCCATCGCCCTGTTCGCCCGCTGACAACACATCGCCCCCTGCACGGTCATGACGGCCGTGCGGGGGGCGATTCGTCATGCCCGGAGTCAATCAGCCGGCGGCTGGTCGACGACGAACGTGCCGATGCCCGTCTCGCCCCTGAGGTACCCCTCGGTCCGCAGGTACGCGAGGGCCTTCTGGCTCGTCGACGACGCGATGCCCAACTCGGTCGCAAGTTCCAGCGTGGATGGCACGCGGGACCCCGGCGGATACGTCCCGTCCTTGATGCGGCCGATGACGATCTGCGCGACCTGCTTCCATACGGCCCGCGTCCGGTCAAGATCAGCGCTCATGTACTGGACCGTAGGTTCCCGCGCTATACCGCGCGACTGCGGCAACCCTCAGCAAAGCGCAGTAAGGCGCGGTAAGGTCCGAATACTGAAAACCCCCGCGGCCGCGCAAACGACCCGGGGGCATGGACGACGCTACGGAGGAGCGACGACATGACAGAGCCTACAGACACCGCCCCACCGCCAGGGAGAGCAGCGCTGCCCCTTCCGGGCGTGGGCACCCTGAGCGAGCAGCAGCTGCGCGGAGCGGAGTGCGTGTGGTGCGGAGTGCACCTCACCTCCGAGACAGCCGTCGACCTCGGCGAGCACCGCATCCGGGTCCTGGACAGCCACATCACGGCATTCCCCCGCGGCTGCCGCCCCTGCACCGCGGATACGGCGTACCGCGCACTCCTCGACCACGCGCCCACGTGCGAACAGTGCGTCGACGACGCCGGCATCTGCACCACCGGCGTAGCGCTGCGCCGCCTGATCCGGGAGGGCCACCGATGATCTGCGCACGCTGCGACCAGCCCATCCGGAAGGGCGAGAAGTACACCACGGAGCCCGTAGGCGGGGGGTCCGGCGCCGGGGCGGATATCCACCTGCACGACCCGCTGTGCCCGCGTCCCCCGGAGGTGGAGCGCCCCCGGACCTACCAGACCTCGCCCTACAAGGGATAAAGCTCCGGGGCGCTCGGCGCCCCGGTGAATCAAGGAACGATCGAAAGGCAGCACCATGCAGAACACCGACGGCCTCAGCTGGGCCAAGTCGTCCTTCTCCGGCGGTAACGGCGCCTGCGTCGAGGTCGCCGCCCTGCCGGACGGGGGTCGGGCGGTCCGCGACACCAAGGACCGTCAGGGCGGGACGCAGTTCTACACCCCCGCCGAGTGGACCGCGTTCGTCCAGGGCGTGAAGGCCGGAGAGTTCGACGCCTGATCCATCGCCACAGCCGAGCCCTGGCCGGGCATTACGGCCGGGGCTCGGCCTCGTCCTCGACCAGGTGGGCGACGGGCACCTGGAGGGCGCGCGCGATGGCGTACAGGCTGTCGGTGCTGGTGCCGGCGCGGCCGGACTCGATGGCACCGATGGTGCGGGGGGCCAATCCGGCAGCATGGGCGAGCTGCTCTTGGGACAGGTGCCGTCCGGTGCGGGCCTCGCGAACGTGGTCGGCGAGTAGGCGCCGGAACGCACTGAGGCCGGGCGGGGGATCGAGCACGCGTCTACGGTCACGGCACCATGATCATCCTGTCACGGCAGAATGTTGCCGAATCCCGTT